ATGCAAAAGCCAGTCAAGCGCGGTAATTCTTATCGTATCCAAGTAAAATACAAACATCTACGTGACGCAGCCACAAGAGACACCGCAAAAGAGTGTACTGATTGGGCAGCACGTCGTCTGATGGAACTCCAGCTGCAATACCAAGAAGAATTAAAAAAACTCGAACAACCAGATATCCCTTTTTCCGAACTATTCACCCAGTATTACGAAAATGTAGGGAAACATAAAAAAAGCAGCACATATATAAAGAACTATCTTAAACGTCTCAACTATTATTGTGGCCATCTAGCAAGTACTTCAATTTACGATATTACTCCACAAGATATGGTTGCCCTCAGAGATCGTCGTTTAAAGGTAGTTAAATCAAGTACGGTCAGCCGAGAACTAAGTCTATGTTCAGCTGTATTCACATATGCTGTTAGTGAACTATTCTTATTAAAAAATAACCCTGTTCAAGTTATCAAGAAGCCATCTCTACCGCCACCACGAAATCAACGAATCACAGATGAACATGTAAAAGTCATTCTGGCTGGTTTAGATAACTACAATGAAGAAAAAGAGCCGGTTACACCAGCTCAAGAGGTAGCATGGACATTTCTGTTTGCAATGGAATCCTCTATGCGTAGAGGTGAGATCTTGGGTATTCATGACATCCATGATTTTGGGGATTATGTACATTTACCAGATACTAAAAATGGAAGTGCACGGGATGTGCCTTTGACAACACGCGGACGTAAATTGCTGGATCTGTTAAAGGGTAGAAAAGGGAGGCTGTTAAAACATAACTGCAATTCATTTCGACTTATCTGGCAAAGGAATTTAGCCAAAGTTGGTTTGAATGGGGTTATTACTTTCCATGATACGCGCCATGAAGCGATTACACGTCTGGTAAATATTCAGAAAATCCCGGTTGAGATCCTCGCTAAAATTACAGGGCATAAAACTATTAATGTGCTGGTAAATACGTATTACAATCCGAGCGCATCAGAAATTGCCAAAATGCTAAATGCAGCATAAAAGAAAAGCCCCTTGATAGGGGCTTAGTTTTTTCTCTTAGCACCGCGTTTTATTTTATCGCGATTATCTAATATCGGGATAATCTCTAAAGGGTCATAAGAATACTTGCCACCCGAACCTTTATTGAATGGTTTTAAGAATTCAATCACTGTGGTTCGCGCCATCTCATACCGCTCCATTACCCACTTGGTATCAACTCGGTGAGGCAGTTGCTCAGACTTCAATTCTAAAACTTTGCCTACTTGTGGTATCACATCCTGCAAACACACTCTTGGTGGTTTTTCTGATTCAACAACAATTATATATTTTTGCATAATGCTCATGCTTCTACCTGTTATGCAATGTACTCCAGAAGCGATCATATGGGTCAACAATAAGATCGCTTCTGGAGAACATTGCTAAGAATGTTCTATTGTTTAGAAGTGTGTTTTTTAAATTTTAGGTCTAATAGGATTTCTGAAATTCTTCATATTCCCAACTGCAAAAACTTTTAATTATTTAACTTTTCAAAAGACTGCGTGCGGGCAGCCTTCTGATTGGTTAACAAGGAGACCGAGACATCCTTGATCATTTCATTACCTTGCAGGACCTGTTGTTTTGCCTGGAGAGCTGTCGTAGCCTCTACACGTCCTCGTAAGCTGCCTTTGCCGTGAAGCTTGGCCACATACTTAAAGATGTAGGTTTTTACGCACTCCAACCCTCCATGTCCTTTTTTGCCTTGCAGGCCTGCACAATCTGGGCTTCATAGCGAGTGCCTTTAAACTGTTTATAGATTGGTCCCAGATCTGCTTCTTTGTCAGCATGATGGATCGCGTTTAAGGCTTGCTGAAAATCCTGAGTCAATTGCTGTGCAGCATTGGCTGGAGCCATCTGGTTTTGTGGCTGTGGCTGACGTTGTTGCTGCGCCGGTGGTGGGTTCTGATTGCGCTGCTGATTTTGAGCAGGGGCATTCTGTTGGTTGTTACGGGCAGGTACATTGGTCTGTTGATGGAAAGCATCTGTATCGGCATCTTGAGTATCATCAATCAGGAACAGGCCATTCAATGCGTATTTACGCGCATAGGAACTAGATGAGCCAAAAGTCTGAGCCACATCCATTCCTTTTTTATTGATCTCGACACCAGCATGAGCAGTAGTCATGGTTTGTTTGCCTTGTGCATCGGTAAAGACTGCTTTGGCCGTGATCACCACGACCGGGCCGATCTCTTGTACTTCATCAGTCACCACAAGGGTAGCGCCGTATTTTTGCAATAACGGCTTAACACCTTCGAGAATGTCTTCAAGACTACGGTAATGGAATTTACCGAAGCTGTTGTATTTGCTCTTTGGTGCTTTTAATTCAAGCTGGATAAGTTGTAAGGCATCAAGTGTGGTTGCCGATGCCATTTGTTGAATCACTGCTGCATTCATCTTAAATCTCCTTAGGCACCGTTGTACTGCGCGTTACGGTAATCAATACGTTGTTCTTTGCTATAGCGTGGAGTTTGGCTTTTGGCACTACGTTGAATGGCGCGTTGGTAATTTACGAGCTTCTTGATATTACCTTTTAGCCAATACACAGATAATTCTTCTTCATTGATCGGGCGAGGCTGGCTATCAGGCGTTTCCTTGACGAGGATAGAGTGCCAATCGAAAGCAGTAGCCTGAATGCCACCAAAGAATTCTGTATCAAAATCAGGAGTGTAATTTAACGATAAGTTGACCAGATAAATTTTTGGGCCAAGGCGTACGTTGTAGTAGCCATTCACGTCTTTACAGATGAATTCTGCGAATGGTGTGGTATAGCGTTTCTTTTGCATGACAGGCTCCATATTACTGGTCTTACCCTGTGTATATGATGCTGAAACCCCAATATTTACAGGGCTTTCAAGTCGCTGTGCGTCATAGCTTGTCGGTTGTATTTTGTTCGATAAAGAGCCGTTAAATGGCTTGGTCATTGGGTTAGAAGCTGTTTGTAAATGTGCCATGTCTTATCCTCCAAAGATGCTGTAAACAACAAAGATTTGAACGATACAAATAAGGAAAACTACAACCACAATAGGGAAGAGCTTAAGCGCATCTTTTAGATTGGCTTTGATGAAGTCGAGTGTACTGACTTGATAATCAGTAGCAGAAGGGTGTTGGTGTAAACGTTGGGACGTTTGACTATGTATAGGCTTTTGTTTCATAATCTACCTCATGTAAGTGAAGAGCCCCGCTGATCCGCCAAGATTTGTTCGGGGCTTTTTGCTGTCTATAAGAAAATAGTAAGCTAACTTACTTTTAAGGTCAAGTATTTTGGTAATTAAAATTACTTTTTTTCTAAGCTTGAAATAAAAATATCTGCACGACGGATAATGTCGCTAAAATCAAAAGGTGCATATCATTTGTTTACTAATTCGATGCTGAGTAGTAGCGATTTAGATACACTTCAGTTACTATCGCTATCGTAAAAAGTATGTTTTAAACATACTACTTGTGAGGTTAGTAGGGATTAGATGAAAGCTGTTTCATTATTTTCAGGTTGTGGTGGTTCAGATGCAGGTCTTATCAAGGCTGGCTTTGAAATCATTATGGCTAATGATATTTTACCTTATGCAAAAGAGGTATATGAGGCTAATCATCCTGAAACTGATTACTTGTTACAAAATATTGAAACAGTTGAAAATTTTCCAGCAGCAGATATCTTAGCTGGCTGTTACCCTTGCCAAGGTTTTAGCCAAGGAGGACAACGCAAAGCAGATAATAAGCTTAACTATCTATATTTAGAGTTTGCTAGAGCATTAAATTTGATTAGACCTAAAGCATTCATAGTTGAGAATGTTTCAGGTATGACTAGAGCGACCTATGATCATCTTTTAAAAGATCAAATTAAGGTTTTTTCAGAAGCTGGTTATAACGTTACTTATAAAGTTCTTAATGCAGCAGACTACGGTGTGGCTCAAGAAAGAAAAAGGATCTTTATAGTTGGGATACGTGCAGATTTAGGTTTAAATTTCTCTTTCCCTGAAGCTACTCATGGTAATGAATTAACTGCAAAAGTAAACCTAAGACAAGCCTTAAAAGGCTTACCTGATTGGCCTGATAAAAAAGAATACTATGATAGTGGATTCCATTGGTATTACATGTCTAGGAATAGAAAGCGCAATTGGGATGAAACTTCACGGACGATTGTAAGTAGTGCTAGACATACTCTTCTCCATCCTATTAGCCCTGATATGGTAAAAATTAAAACAGATCATTGGGAGTTTGTGTCTGATGCCCCTGCACGTCGTTTCACTTATAGAGAAGCTGCACGTATTCAGGGATTTGGTGACTTAATTTTCCCAAGAGAAGATGAGGTTACGTTAGAGAACAAGTATAAAGTAGTGGGGAATGCCGTTCCACCACCACTCTTTGAGGTAATTGCAAGGACACTTAGGTCTCTACTGTAGATGAAGCGATTATAGGAATAAGCTCAGGAATAGCTTGAGCTTCATGCTGGTCTGAACTACTTGTAAGGGTCTCAAAGAAATAGGATGCTTTGAACTTTTCACCATGTGGGGTTGAATCAGAAATTAATTCGATCATTTGATCCTGAAACTCTGTTTTTATATCATCATATTTCATGTAAAGGCTGGATAAGGATATTCTATCAAAAAGCCATCCTGCACTATTTGATATCTTGCGCATGTCATGTCCGGAAAGAATAAATGGAATACTCATCATTTTTATAGGTGGAACATAAGTAAAAGGTCTGAAGTATCCTTCTAATTTCTTTATATCAATATCATGATATTTTTGAGTGTAATCTTGTCCGCAAGCGCATTGCCCTAATAAAAATAAATGTGAATGCCTACGATGATCAGGTCTTTTAACCCAGACAATTTGATCAATACCCAAATCTTTTTGTTTTCTAAGGTTTTGTTTATTATATTCTAATAAACTGACTGTCATCTCATCATCAAGTTCTAATGTTGATTGTAACCCCTCCATAGCCTCAACAATACCTAGATTATCTTCTCTAGGAAAACCAAAGTGATGGCTAAAAGCATATTCACCTAATGACTTCTGTATCAATTTTAAAGTGACTTTTTCGAATAATCTTGCCATTCTTTGATTAAATGCAGTTTCTCCTTTTTTCGCTTTAAGCTTGGATTGAGAAATAATTAAACAAAATATATAAAATAAATTGGTCTGTTTGAAGCGAAGTTTTATGTTAGCCCCATTCAGAATAAATGGATAATTATCATTTAGTAGCTGGGATCGATAGTTTATCTCAGTAGATAGATCAGAACCGATATTATCTAGCTCAGCATCTTTTATAGTCCAATCACTATCTGTACCAATTAAATCCGATGAATTTAATGCGGAAGCATGTTTATCATCTACAATACCAGCATCAATAGGAGCTGACGAATTAAATAACGCCTCTAATTCTGTTTGATCTGCATCTTCAATAATTTTTTGATTAGACATAGCCATTTACCTATTATAGTTCTAATCCATCAGGGCTTTCTATTTTTAAATCAATAAACTGTTTATTAATCATTTTTAATACATCGAGAACACCTTTAATTTTACGATCGCTATCAGTAATAGTTACCTCAGAAATCTTATCTTTTTCTAAGGTGATTCTATTAGAACCTTCTTGAAGTAGTTGAACACATTCAAAGAAAATATTATCCAGACGAGTATTAATATCAGTAGTTAGATTTGTCACATTTTTGAGAGACTCACCTTGCTTTAAATAAAAAACTTTTTCAGGATTTCCTAAGGCTTCTGCAAATTTTGGTAATTCTCGTGAATCACTTAAAAGAGCATTTTGCCCTTTTTCACTATTACCAAACATTGCATCAACTACAAAGATAGCATCATCTAATTTATCCTCAGGAATTGGCTTTGGATTGGGTTGTTCATCATCAGTAAAAAAATTAAGGTTTAAATAGTTTCTTGCAGCAGGATAGTTAAATAATGTATAGATCCAAGAAAATGGATAACTAACATTACTACCTCGACCTTTTCTTATTGTATTATCACGGTTAAATTTCCTTTCCTGCTCTAGTTGAGTCATAAAGCTATAACCTGATAATAGACTTTTTATGGTTCCGCTTTTATCACCAGTCATTGTTGATATATCTTTGATTGAGATTTTTTTATTAGAGATCGTTTCATGAATCCATCTTGCTTTTGCAAAAGAGTCCCAATCTTTAGTCGAAACAATGTGGCGAATACCTAAATAAGCGCTTATTCGTTTAGGGTCCTCGTCTTCTGGAAAAATTACAACTGGTAAGCTTGAAACATTTGGCGAACCTTGATTTTTATGTAAATTTATGAAGTATTTGAAATTTTTTGCATGTTCATTAGCTCTGGAATCTCCGCTTAATATTAAGCTAGTTACTAATCGTCTATTTCCCTCAACTACATATAACTGTCCATTTTTTTCTTGGCAAACTAATGGCTCAGCATCAAAGTAACCATTAAATGCCATAGAGCTAAGCAAATCATCAATTCCAAAATTATCGATAATCAGTGAAATGATTTTCTCTTGAGTGATAGTTTCTCCTGCATTTTCTCCTAATCGAGGATTTAATGGATCTAGAAAAAGCTTATCTACTGGTATATGGGTAATAGCCTTATCAATTGTTGTCATTTAAGCACCTTGTTGGTTATTTATATCTTGGAGTTAATTTATGATTTACTTCACTAAATTCAAAAAAGTATTAAGAGCCTTAATTAATTCAGGTGAAAGTTTTCCTTTTGAATCTAGATGATTCAAGGATCGAATTAACTCTTGTAAATCTTCATTACCTTCAGCTGAGAAAGAGCTATTTACAACTTGTAACTCGCTTTTTTCTTGATGTAAAACATCTAGCCATCCATGTGGTTTTCCAAATGCATTTTCGATTTCACGAGCTACCTTATTTCCGATTCCTTTAATTGGTGTAGTACCAGCAAACTGACTTGTTTGTGATTGACCTTTATTAATTTTATTAGCAAAGTTAGAAACACCACCAACTTGGTCAACCAAGATACGAGTATTGTTATATCTAATAGTTTTGCTGTCCATAAATCAACTCAACTTTTTAGCAATATTTGCCACAGAAAACACCTAATAGATAGTTTTTAAAGAAAAAATACCTGATAGGTGTAATTTTACTTTTATCACCTTAAAGGTAAACAAGAAAAAAGATTGTATTTTTATTATCAAAAAGGTTGTATCAGGTTGATTAGAGAGGATCAATCCATGCGATTTAGAGATTTCATTTTAAAAATGACTCCTGAGCAATTAGACAAGTATGCAAAATTAAAGCAACTAATGGGCAAGTTTCTGAACAGGAAGTCTTACAACATTTTGGTTTGTATCCAACTCAATCATTACCTAACCAAAATGGTAATGAAGTAGCCATCTAATAAACACGTTCAAAAGGACTCGCAATGAACATATTAGATGCGACTTACCACACGGTTCACGACTTTTCGGGCTTTCGTAGTCCCAAATCTTGTCACTACACTTTCAATATCGGCAATATAAGGAGATCTGTCGGGACTGTATCCTGGTTGCTCAAGTCGTATGGGAGGAATCACTCCCGCCATATTGAATGTGGTATCACATAAATCCCCTAAAAATTTATAAATTTTAAATGCTTCAATAACACTATTAGTTAAAAGCTGTAAACTTAACTTGGTCTAGATCTTCTTTTTGCTCTATATGTAAAACGCATGCAATCTATTACCTGTCCTACAAAATGACAGTGTTCATCCAAAGGTATAATATTTGGTTTGAATTCTGGGTTAAGAGCTTGCAAATATCTTGTATTGTCTGTTTCGATTACTAATTTTTTAAATGTAGCATCTTCAAATCTTCTCACAACAACCATATCGCCAGACTGCATATCGTTATAGTAAACATCAGGATCGACGAGAATATAATCGCCTTCAAGGAAATCGGGTTGATTGCTAATTCCTTGTACTTTTAAATAAAAACAATTTGTGCATTCTTCTGGTAGAGGAAGCCACTCCTGTACCTGCGACATATCAACTGCCTGAACATTGGTAAATGCACCAGCTTGTACCCAAGATAGTACTGGAGCCATGTGTGTCTTAATTTCTTTAACATTCTGACATTCTTTATTAATTTTATCTTTATCAGATCCATCCAATAAATATTGAATACTACAACCTAAAGAACCAGCTAGTGCTACCAAGCTATCATGTTTGGGCGTATTTTCATCTTTTTCCCAGTAAATGATAGATGTCTTGGAAACACCAACTTTATCTGCTAATTGCTGCTGAGTTAATTTTCGGTCTTTACGAAGCTGTTTTAGACGTATTCCAAGAGTTTCCATCACAAAAACACCAATATCATTTGTAAGTTATCTTACCAATTGACATGGTAAGTTTTATGTTATTAAATAAGGTAAGTTAAATTACTTTTAGAGTAACCTAAATGACCAAATCTGAAGCTTTAAGCTTATTAAATTGCTCTGTGACGCAGCTTGCTGAAAAGCTAGATATCTCACATAACGCAATTAGTCAGTGGGATGAAGCAAAAATTCCTTTAGCGCGTGAATATCAAATTAGAGATCTCGCAAGTGGAAAAGAGCCACTGAAACGTTCAATAACGCAAGCTTAGGAAATCTCATGAGCAAAGTATTAATCAATATATCTGCAAGTGCCAGAAATGACGTTTCAAGAGTATTGCAAGCCCTTGCAACAAATAATCAAAGCGATTTAGCAGAACATTTAAGTGTTGATCCAAGCACATTATCAAGAATGAAAACTGATAAGAAAAACAATGGATTGACTGAAATTGAATTGTTTTGCGAACTGTTGAGTTGTCTTGGGCTAAAAGTTGTCCCTAAAGATTATCAAAGCATTGATAAGGAACGAGTAGCAGCTTTGCTAGTGATGTCTAAAAGTTGGATGAATCGAATTGAATCGGTTGATGACTTATTCCATGACGAGATCAGTAATCAAAAAGAAAAACTTGGGTATTAAAAAACCGCTTTCCTGCGGGAACAGGTTAGGCGGTTAGCGTTCATCCATCTGGAGAGATTTAGAACATGACCAATATATCAAACGAAGTATCAACCCACAACAGTGATTTCATTGTGGGGGATACGGTTGTAATTAAAAAACCTCTTGAGTTCATCAACAGAACTTTTGACTCAGATGAGCTTTTTACAGTTCAGGATATTTGTGGGCTCCAGAGTAGTGGAGTCATCATTTTGGTGAATGGCCAACGTGTTACAGCAGCAGAATCTGAACTGCGCCATGCCTCAATTGCTGAATTGAATGCCAAACGCCGTCTGACAGATATTGAGCAAGTACTAGCGGAGGTTTCATGAATACAAAGCTTCCAGATTACAAACAACTTCAGGCGATCCAATCCTGGTATGAACCAGCATTAAAACTTTTGAGCGATCTGCTTGAGCGTAACAAAGCAAATTTACGTAAGCGAGGATACAACGAAGAGAATGCAGCAATAACCCGTGAAGAGTTTAGACAGCAACTTGCACGTCGTGGTCGTATTACCTTGCATTTGGCTGGCGAAATTGAAACGAGTTTGTATAAAGCCCAAAAGATTGAATACATGGGCGGATATTTAAAACCTAAGGTGAATGAATTATGAGTTTAGATGCAACCGTCTGGGCTTGGAAAAAGCAATTCACCCAAGTGAAAGGTGGATCATCCCCAGCGTTGAAGAAATTAGTCTTGCTATCCATGGCCGATCGAGCGGATGAGCAGCATTGCTGTTATCCGAGTACAGGCCGATTAGCTGAGGATTGCCAAATCAATAAGAAGACGCTTTTTAAGATATTGGAAGAGCTGATTGAAGAGGGTGTTATTTTTGATACCGGTGAGAGAAAGGGTAGAACCAAGCAGGTAATTGTGTACCGATTAATTGGTGTACAAGGTCGTGAACAAACAGTACCAATGTTGGAACACTTAGATGGTGAAAGCCTTGATAGCCAAGGCTCGGATTTTGAAACAGTACCAACATTGGAACAGTTCCAACATTTCCATGAAAGAGTACCAACATTTCCATTAAACAGTACCAATATTGGTACACGGAATCTATCAAAGAATCTATCAGTAGAATCTAAAAATAAAAACCACTGGCTCTGTTCAAAAAAATTGAGTTTGGAAATTGCTCAAGCAAATCCTGAGATCGATACAAACGAAATCATCTCATCAACCTGGTTCAACCGTGAGTTAAGAGCATTTGAATTATTCAATGCTGAAAAGAACCTGTGTGATGAACTCATGATTTACCACTTTGCAAACTGGTTACTTGAGGCAAAGGCAAAACAGGATCGTTTGAAAAACTCTTCTCAACCAAAACAGAAGCAACCAGCAAAATCCAAAGACACGCTGACTGATAAACAAAGGCATTTCTTTGCAAGCAAGTTATCCCGTTTACCTGAGTTCGCTAAATACTCCGTAGGCAACGAAAGCTATGAGCAACTGGCTAAGCGTTTGGAATCAATGCTCAAAGAACCTGCAAACCTCAAGAAGTGGGCTGAGTACCTGATCAACATCAGTAATGAACACAAGGGGAATGCAGCATGAAACATAACATTGTGTCGATCTCTGGCGGAAAAGACTCAACTGCAACTTTGCTTCTAGCCATGACTTTGGATGTTGAGAACTTACATGCAGTTTTTGCTGATACAGGACATGAACACCCAGCAACTTATGAGTACGTAGAATATTTAGAAAGTACGTTAGGAATTGAAATACTGAAAGTAAAAGCTGATTTTAGCTTCGAGATTCAGCATAAACGGGAATATGTAAAAACCAAATGGCGTGAAAAGGGTGTACCAGAGTCAACCATTGAAAATGCACTTTCGTTTTAAAACCAACTGGGAATCCATTTTTAGACCTGTGTTTATGGAAAAGTCGTTTTCCATCAACACGCACTCGTTTTTGTACTTCAGAATTGAAAGTTAAACCGATCCAACAGCTGTTTTATCCAATTTTGGATGATGGCCACATGATTCAATCTTGGCAGGGTGTTCGTGCGGATGAATCTATAGAGCGTAGATATTTGCCAGAGTGCAATGAGGTCATTCAAGGGCTCTATAACTACCGCCCAATATTGAAATGGTCTGCCAAGGATGTCTTTCAAGCTCATTTTGATATGGGGATAAAACCAAATCCTTTGTACAAGCAAGGAATGGGACGTGTTGGATGTATGCCATGCATCAACTGTAATAAAGATGAACTTAAAGAAATTGCAAAACGCTTTCCAGAAGAAATTGAACGTGTAGCTGAGTGGGAGCGAATTGTTGCATTAGTTTCAAAACTTCAATCCGCCACTTTCTTTACTTCGGATTATCGTGGGCATGGTATTCACGAGCTCGTTGAATGGTCTAAAACTACCCATGGGGGAAGACATTATGATCTTATTTCATTAACAGAAGACTCAAAAGCATGTTCATCTGCATATGGTTTATGTGAGTGAGGCAGAGCATGAATACAATGAGCATCGATCAGTACCGCCGTGAAATTCTCAAGCAATGCGATAAGCCTAAGGCTGCTAAACGAAATAAATTTAATGCACAAAAAGTTGAGCTGGACGGCATGACGTTCGACAGCAAAAAAGAATATCGGCGGTACATTGAGCTCAAGGCCATGCAGTAGTGTGGTGAGATATATGGTTTAGAGCACCACACTAAGTTTGAACTGGCACCGAAAATAAAACTCCAAGGGGAAAAACGTACTAAGCCAGCATTGCGTTATTTTGCAGATTTCACGTATTACAACGCCGTTGGCCAATACATTGTTGAAGATGTGAAATCAGAGGCGACCAGAAAGAAAGACAGCTATAGAAACAAAAAGCACTTAATGAAAACGGTTTTAAATATTGATGTACGAGAGGTTTGATTAATGAATTCAATAATTAAAGACAATTCTATGGATTGGTCTAAATATACAATTGATGGATGGTTGGAGCAGTTCGGCGCTTGGTGTGAAACTGTGCGCATGAAAGGTGGTGATTTACCTGATGGTCTGCATATTAACCAAATCTACTGGTTGATGCGTGAAGCTGGGAAAGAGATGCCAAAAGGTAAATCTTATATTCGCTGTGAGATTGATGATTTTGAGGCTGATCAGGTGCAAGCTTTGCTACGTAGTTTATTAAATTCAGACAATACAGACTTCACCACAAAGTTTGCGTTGATGTGCTTAATTAAAAATAAAGTTGAAAACAAGGGGTTGGGAAAAGTTGCTCAAGAAACGAACCAGTCGAAAGCCCAGGCAGCAATTATGGTGAGTTGTGCTAGATTCTATATTGCGGGACATGATAAAAGATTGAAGCATTAAGCTTTAAAATTTTAGTAGGGATTTTTCAATGGATATCTGTGAAATTAATTGGGGATATTGGAAAGATGTAGTTGTGGCTTTGATTAGTGCTGGCATACCTTCTATTGTTGCATGGAAAATCTATAGGGGATGGAACAATCAAAAAGCTAGCGAAGTAATAGCAAATGAAGCCAAGCAGTTTATATCTAAATTAGCTACACTCCAATCCCTGCAAGGTCAAATTTATAAAACTATCTATGAGTCGGGAGAGTATAATATTGCAACCTCAAAAATCATTGAATTTAAAGAAACTAAGAAGATATTTAATGATTCAGCAATACTTTTAGGTGAAGCAATACAGGATAAAAAAATTAGTCATTATTCTACATCAGTTATGGCACAGGCATTACTCTTCCAAAAAGACATTCAAGAATATCTAGAAGGTGGTAGGGAGATAAAACAAGTAAGGTTGATAGATCCAAAGGATGCTAAGGAGGTTACAGGTTTATATCTTGAATATGCGCTATACAAGAAGAAGATCTAATCATTTATGCAACAAGGAAAAATGGGAAATATAAACATTTGACTGTCTAGACTGTTTATGGCATATTTCTGTTATAGTGGACGAAGTTATGGTAATTCACTAACTAGTTTAGCAATAGTATCTATTTCCTTTGTAGGCTTGACTCTCGGGCTAATAGATACGCCTACAGGCATGGTAACATGCAACTATATATTTAAAGCCCTGCTGCAGCTGTTTGCGTTGATTTCAACGTTTGATTATATCTATAAACTCTGTAAGTTTTGTAATGAATTAAAAGGAACCTTTAATATGAAGAAAATAAACCCCGTTTTAAATGTGCTTGGTATGCTATGTGGTGCGCAGGGCTTTAAATGTTAAAATGTAGATTTCTAAAAGAAACCAATCTAGGGGTGAAACTCCCCTAGACCACACCATATTCTTAAGAAGCTCATCGAAAGGTGGGCTTTTTGCTATTAGTGCAAGACCTGAGTTTTTTAAACTAATGGAGCCACTATGAGCAATGATCAAGAAGATAGACGTAGAAATTCGTGGGAAAATGGTGGAAGGGAACAGTTCGAGCCAACCTTTGAAAGGCTACGCGAGCTACAAAAGCAAATAGAAAGTTTGCCAGAAGGTTCTAAAGAGCGTGAAGATAAGCAAAAAGAGTATGATTCTGAGCGTGAGTCTGCTTTTGAAGCTTACGATAAAGCAACTGATTTCTAAAACACAAAAAAAACCTCCTTTGGGAGGTTTTTTTATGTCTTCTTCGGCAGGTTCTTATATTGTGCAAATTTAGATGTTCTCTTACAAAAGCAAAAGAAACTTTAACAGACTTTTACCCCCATAATATTGATACAATTTTTCATTCCTGAAAAAGTATCTATGGGTGAAATCAATGATTGATTATATTCCTGATCTAGATCAAGAAGAAGAAACATTAATTACAGCCAAAATCGATTCAGCATTGGAACGGTTTAAAAAACGCAGGATTGATACTATTTTGCGTTATGTTGAAGAGGACACTGATGATGTTATTGAGATACCTATGGAATCTTCAACTAGAAATTAAAAATCAGTTCGAGCTCGCTTATGCGAGCTTTTTACTATCTGAAACAAACATATATAAGAGATTACAAGTTGCTGATTAAAAATTACACTCCTAAGTATACTTTTAGTCTAATGTCGATAAGTCACAGAAACTTATAGAATTATTCTAAAGGAAATGTAAAATGCCTCAATATTTGAAAATTGCTGAGAATATATATTCTAAATTTGAAGAGGAGGATAAATTTTCAACTAATCCGCAAAGATTATTGGACTCAATATTTTTACAGCTTAGAGAAGAACTCAAGGACACGGATTTAAAGCTTCAATGTCAATTTATTGATTTGGAAGACAGCTTTAAAAACTGTATGGATCGGAAAGTTAATTTAGATCTGAGCCTCATACCTCACCATAGCCACTCAGATGAGTTTATTCTTTGGCTGGCGAGCTTGGTTGAGAGTGTTACGGAAGGTGGCGTAAGAAGAAAGCCACGCCAATTTAAAGATCTCCCCCCTGATATCAATTTTGATTCTGAAATTAGGAAATTGCTTTCCAATTTCTCAAAGACCAAATCAACTGAAGATATCGCTGCTTACTTCAATAGCCAAGATTATAAAGATCAAAGTAATTATAAAGATTGAGTTAGATATATTTTGCAAATCAATTTTATATGACTTATAGTGAGTTACATTACATTCTCAATGTATATATTTGATTTCTGCCCGCATTTTCACCAAAAGTGCGGTTTTTTTTGGCCTTTGAAAAATAAAAAAAATTGAAATGCCGCCGTGACATACGGGTGAAAGAATGGACATCGACAAGTATTTTAAACTCACCAGAAAACGTGAACATAAAAAGAAGCCGCGCAACAAGCCTTTGCCGAAAGCGAATGAAAAATACTTAGAAGCTTTTGAGGATATGGAGCGAACCTTACAGATTTTGGAAATTAAATATGAAACATTATTCCAGTTTAAATCAACCAAACACTGGCGTTTTGACTTCTACTTAATTGAGTATCGAATCCTAGTCGAAATAGTAGGCGGACCATGGTCAGCAGGCAGGAAAAGAAAACAGTATTCTCATGATGCTGATCGTGAATACACCGCATATGAAATGGGATTTACTATTGTCCGTTTAGAGTCAGCCGCAAGATTTAAAATTAATGAAGCGGGGCCATTACAGATCCAAGCTAGCTTTGCACAACAATGGCTTAAAAATTTAAAGAGGCATACATTTAATGAGCCAGATCAGACCATTTCCACCGACTGAGCTTTTAGACCAAGCTGAGGAAGAAGAAGCAATCCGTTTAGCACCTGCACCAGAACTCATGCAGTGGGTAATTGATAATTTCCTAACAATTGGTGGACCACTACACAATCCTGACCATGACCATATTGCTGAGCTCATTCACGACAGCGAAGAGTTCTTTGCATTTGCGTGGGCATCATCAGCATGTGTAGCCAAAAAGCGTATGGTGCTTGGGCAGTGCGAAAAGGTGATGTTTAACCAGGGCGGATGGCGTAAAGCCCGACAAGAGCAGCAGATGCGGGACTGGTTCGGTTATGTGCCGATGTATCTCATTACCATTGATGCAAGTTTTTGCGAGCAAGCTTCAGATCGGGATTTCTGTGCTTTGATCGAACATGAGCTCTATCACATTGGAGTTGAGAGAGATCCTGAAGATGGTGAGCCGATCTATAGCGATATGACAGGCCTGCCGAAACACTACTTGGCTGGCCATGATGTTGAAGAATTTGTCGGCGTGGTCAAACGATGGGGAGCAAGCGAAGACGTGAAGCGACTTGTTGAAGTGGCGAAGCAAGCGCCGTTTGTATCAGATGTAAATATTTCCAGGTGCTGTGGGACATGCATTATTGGTTGAGCCTTAGGGCTCATTTTTTTTGCCTGTCTTGTTGTACGTAGTTGTACGGAGGTGCGGTTATGGCGGCACTAAAAGAGCCTGTAAAAATCTTTATAGTTCAGTCTCTTGCTTGCCGTGATACCCCTCAGGAAGTAGTGGAGAGCGTCAAACAAGAGTTTGATGTGGATATTACCCGAAGCCAATGCCAAGCGTACGATCCAACCAAATATTCAGGCCGCAATCTAAGTAAGAAGTATGTTGAGCTTTTTGAGGAGACAAGGTCGAAATTCGATGAAGGCTTGATAGATATTCCGATTGCAAACAAGTATTACCGTTTGCGGCAGTATCAAAAATATCTGGATAAAACCCGAAACGTTAAAACTGGAATGAAGTTACTGGAGCAAGCCGCAAAGGACATTGGTGGGCAGTTTAGCAACCGCCAAGAGGGTGCGGCTTCCAACGGCGGTGAAGCAGGCCAGACCAAAGCTGATGTAGAACTTGAGATTAAAAAACTAGAACTGCAAAAGCTGCAGCGTGAAGTGAATCCACCGGAGCATCGTCCACCTGGTGAGGATTACAAGCTTGTTTTGAATCCTGATGAGGAGATACCAGATGAGCCAATTCTTTAATCCTCCAGAAGGTTCAGTTCAATTAACCCCAAAACAAGCCAATATCTATTTATGGGGCTGGCAGAAAGAAGCGCGTTTTCGTGATGCTGTTTGTGGCCGCCGTTTTGGTAAAACGTTCTTGGCCAAAGCCGAGATGCGCAGGGCAGCAAGACTGGCCGCTCAATGGAACGTGTCGGTAGAAGATGAGATCTGGTATGCAGCACCCACGTTCAAGCAAGCCAAGCGGGTATTCTGGAAAAGGTTAAAGCAGGCCATTCCTGCCTCATGGAGAGCAGGCAAGCCTAATGAAACTGAGTGTTCAATTACTTTAAGAAGTGGCCATGTTATTCGTGTGGTTGGTCTTGATAACTATGACGACCTTCGTGGATCCGGCTTATTCTTTTTGATTATTGATGAATGGGCCGATTGTAAATGGGCAGCATGGGAAGAAGTACTTCGCCCGATGCTTTCAACCTGTAAGTATGTGGTCAACGGCGAACAGCGGGTTGGTGGTAACGTTTTGAGGATCGGGACACCGAAGGGCTTTAACCACTGCTATGACACGTTTATGGATGGTCAGCCTGGACATGAACCAGACTGTAAAAGTTTTTCCTATACATCACTTCAGGGCGGGAATATTCCTGAGTCAGAAATCATTGTTGCTAAACGCAAGATGGATCCTAAGACATTTAGCCAGGAATATGAGGCCAGCTTTGAAAGTTACCAAGGGGTTATCTTCTATTGCTTTAATCGAACGTTAAGCGCATCCAATGAGACAGTTCAACCGAATGATGTACTGCACATCGGCATGGACTTTAACGTTACAAAGATGGCTGCTGTGGTCTATGTTCGCCGTGGTGATCAGATGCATGCTGTTGATGAGTTTGTGAATCTGTTTGATACACCCGCAATGATTGAGGCAATACAGGAACGCTATCCTGATCATGAGATTGCTATCTATCCCGATGCTTCAGGTGAGAACCGCAAGTCTAGTAACGCAAGTGAAACCGATCTGGCACTACTTAGAAAGGCTGGCTTTAAGGTCCACGTTAACAGCAGAAACCCTGCTGTGAAGGATCGAATCAATTCAATGAATGGCATGCTCTGCAATACCTTGTCTGAGCGTCGATTATTCGTAAACGTGGCCAAGTGTCCACACTTTGCAAAATGCCTGGAGCGTCAGATCTATGATGATTATGGGCAACCAGATAAGAAGTCTGGCTTTGACCACATGAATGATGCTGGTACTTATCCAATCGCGTATTTATTCCCGATCGACAAAAAGTCAGCAGGAATGCGCAGGATCCGAGGCATGTCTTAACCAACGCACCTTTACCGGTGCTTTTTTTATGGTGTTTTTATGGCAGTTACTGATAAACATCCGCAGTATATTGCTGCACAAAAAAGCTGGCAGATGATGCGAGATGCTGTTGCTGGCGAAGAGCAGATTAAGCAGGCGACTATTCGTTATTTGCCTAAATCAGCAGGCATGATCGAGGCCGAGAAGCAGGGTGATACTACAGGCGAGATCTATAAGGCATATGTGAACCGAGCCCAGTATCCATTATGGGTTCAGGATTCATTACGGACCATGATCGGCCTGGTCTCCAAGCTTGAGCCAGATATCGTGATTGAGAGTTCTTTGCTTAAGGGGCTGATCAATAATGCGACCAATGATGGCTTTGGGCTTAAGCAGCTCTTTATCCGCGTATGTGTTGAACTGCTGGAGTGTGGTCGCTGCGGCTTATTGGTGGACGTAGATGGCAAAGGCGTTCCTTATTTTGCAATGTATGACGCGCTATCAATCATTAATTGGAAAGAAAACAGCATTGGTGGCCGTAAGGATCTCAAGCTTTTGGTGCTCGAGGAGCAGTTTGATAATAGCGAAGATGAGTTTGGCCATGATACTAAAACCGTGCACCGGGTCTTATCCATGCAAGACGGCGCTTTAACAGTTCGGTTATTTGATGGGGCTTTACCTGAAGATAAAACACCGGATCTGGGTGGTAACCAGCTTTCTTTTACGCCGTTTGTATTCTGCGGTACCACAGACAACTCACCGGATGTTGGCACGGTACCGCTATTAACCATGGCCAAAGCTGCTTTGAAGTATTACCAGTTAAGTGCGGATTATTTCCAGTCATTGCACCACACGGCGCACCCACAACCATGGATTAGTGGATTGGATGATGAGTCTGATATTAGCGTGACTGGAGTCATGGCCGTTTGGGATCTACCTAAAGATTCAACCTGCGGTTATTTAGAGATTTCGGGCGATGGCATCGATATGACCAAGAAGGAAATGGATGCTCAGAAAAACTCGGCGCTTGAAGCCGGTGCAAAGGTGATTGATACCAATAGCCAGGAATCGGGTGAAGCCCGCCGTGCACGTCAGGATGATCAGCATGCCAGCTTGCATAGTATTGTGATGTGTGCCGCCGAAGCCATTGAGCAGGCAATTAAATATGCGGCTCAGTGGTTAAAGCTGGATCCTTCCAAATATGCATTTACGGTGAAGCCTGAGTTCATTGTTCAGCAATACGATATCAATCTGGCCAAGCAACTTTATGAAGGTGCACTGCAGGGTAAAAACTCATTCAGGACATATTGGGAATATATCGCTACAGGTAAATTGCCGTCACATGATTACCAGGATGAGCTGTTACGTGTTGAAGAAGAGCGGGATAGTCTGCCGTTGTAAGGAGGCTAAATGGCTTCAAATGATAAAAAAAATCTGATTGAGGTGCTCACTCAGCACCAGGCTTATTTATATCGGGCATCATCTCAATCGGTGAATGAGTTAACCAGATTATTTAATTCAGAATCAGATGCGATGCTTTCAAAGCTTCGGGATCTACTGGATGAGTTGAATGATGCCGAGAAGGTGGCCTTAGCGGGTGGCCAATACACCACAACTAATCTTAAAGAGATCCGAGATCTTATATCTCAGTGGTTTATCAGTTTAAGTACTTCCATTCCTGAAGTATTCGCCGTTTCAGCAACTGCTTTGGCGGTATATGAAGCAAATTATACTGCCAGACTATACGGCGGCCAGATCAAAAAGCAGAATGGCAATAAGCTTTATTCTTCAGCCAAGAAAACGCCGCTGGTAGGCGGGGAGCTGGTTGATGATCTGCTGTTGAAGATTGCTGAAAGTGCCCGGCAAAAGGTTGAGTATGCCATACGGGATGGGATCAGCAGTGGTAAGTCAAATCAGGAAATCATCCAGCGTATCCGTGGTACCAAACGCCAGAATTACGATGATGGCATTCTAAATACCAGTAAGTCTGACATCGAGCGTACGGTGAGAACTGTACGCAGCCATGTCGCTAATCAGGCCTACCATGAAAGTTTTGTCCAGCTCGGTTTCAAATACGAAAGATTTATTGCCACCTTGGATGGGAGAACATCAAAGCTCTGTGCATCGCTTGATGGCTCAGTTTGGGAGATCAACGACCCCGCCAGACGTGTACCGCCACTTCACCCAAACTGCCGGAGTATTTTGGTACCTGTCGAAAAAGATGGCCAGTTAGTTGGTGAACGTCCATTCGTGATGGATGAACGTAAAGTTAAGGACATACCTAAAGATGAGCGTGATCAGTTGATTGGCCAGATTGATGCCAACACGACTTTCAAAGAGTTTTTTAAGAAAACAGACTATTTCTTTCAAAAGGAATGGTTAGGCCCGAAACGGTACAAGCTCTATAAAGAGGGGAAGTTTGATTTTGACAAGTTCTTTGATCCAGAAGGTCAGCTTTACACATTGGACCAGCTTAGAAAGCTGGATGAACGAGCTTTTAAAGAGCTGGGTATTTAAATTAATGAAATTATTTATTTTGCTCAGCTTTAGTATTTCCATTCATCTGTTTTTTCTAAATTTTATTTCTCTATCGCTATAATTCAAACAAAGTAAATCAGAGAACTCTTTTGATTTTACAAAGATTTGTTTTTGTTATCTGGGGAATGACATTAGCTAATGAATAAAACGTACATTATTCTGGGTATAAGTTTTATATTCATGTTTGGAGTTATATGGAAATCTAATCATGATAGGTTAAGGAGAGAGCTTGAGAAGCAACAGCAATTTCAACAACACACGCAAAAAATGGCTGAGTTGGAAGTAGAGCAACAAGTAAAATTGCAACAAGAAGCAGCGGAGAAAGCCAAGAGAGATCAGCAGCGTGCAATAGATAACGAGAATGCTAGACTTGAGACAGAAAGATTCGAACGTGAAATGAAAGAGCAGGAGCTTGCTCAAACGAGAGAGCATTCAAGTTCATATGAAGAAGAGGACCCGTTAAGGCATATTTTTGATTAGAGATATTCATTTTATGGATCATTTAGAAATGTGGTCTTTAATTTATTAAATAAGTTTTAGTATTTTTCTATGCGAAGTCGGCTTTAAACAAGGTTGGCTTTTTTAGTGCTGAAATAATCGCAATTTTTACATACCGCCTTCGGGCGGTTTTTTATTGCCTTGAGATAAGGCTCAACTTAATCAAACGAGAGGTTTAAACATGTCATTGCCATTTATTGTGGATTCATTGGACCAGATCAAAGAAGAACATCGTGCTTTGTACGTAGAGGAAAACGGGAAGTTTCGCCTTGACCTAGAAGGCTATGAAGATCCGAAGGGCTTGAAGTCTGCACTACAAAGCGAGCGTGATGCCGCTAAGACTGCCCAACGCGAACTACAACGCCTACAGAAACAGTTTGAGGGTATCGATCCGGAAATTGTGAAAAAGGTGTTTGCCCAACTTGACCAGGACGAAGAAGCAAAGTTGATTGCTGAAGGCAAGGTAAACGAAGTGATTCAGAAGCGTACCGAGAAGATGCGTGAAGAACATGCCCGTTTGCTCAATGCCGAAACAACGCGAGCCAACAATGCTGAAGCTTATGCCAATAAGTTTAAGGATTCAGTAATTCAAGGGCAAATCATTCAAGCAGCTGTAGAGCTTGAGGCACTACCTGAAGCAACTGGTGATATTGCGTTCTTAGCTAAAGCTAAATTTGCATTAGATGAAAGCGGCAAAGCGGTTGCTGTTGATGAAAACGGTGAAGTGATTATTGGCAAAGATGGCCAAACACCGCAGACCCCAAAAGAGTGGGTTGAATCCCTACGCGAGCAAAAGCCTTACTTCTGGCCAAAAGCAAACGGATCTGGTGCACCTGGTAGTACCAATACAAAAGGTCAGGTCGACATCCTCAAAGCAGATGGCTCAGTAAATCTCACCAAACTTGCGCAATTACGAAATGACAATCCGCAGCTAGCCAAAGAGCTTGCTGCAAAACACGGTATTAAACTTTAAAAACTGAGGAGAAGGCCAAATGGCTGAAACAAAAATTGCTGATGTAATCGTTCCAGAATTATTCACCCCATACGTTTTAAATAAAACTGCAGAGAAATCTGCATTATGGCAATCCGGCATTGTGGGTGTGCCTGACGTGGAGGTGGCATTTGGGACCAAAGGGGGAACCACTGTCAATATTCCTTTCTGGAATGATTTAAGTGGTGAGTCAGAAGTGCTATCAGATTTTAAAGCGCTTTCTGTAAACAACATCACATCAGGTCAGGATATTGCAATCCTTCATGCACGTGGTAAGGCATGGGGAGCCAATGACCTGGCTAAAGCTTTATCGGGTGATGACCCATTGGGTGCTGTAGGTGATCTTGTTGCAGATTACTGGGCGCGAGAATTCCAAGGCTTCACTGTAAATACACTTAAAGGTGTATTTAGCGCTGACAGTATGGAAAGCAACGTCCATGACATTTCAGCGGGCGCAGGCGCAGCTGCAGTCATTGATGGGCATTCTTTTGTTGATGCGTCATACAAACTTGGTGATGCAGTAGATAAATTAACGGCGATCTCCATGCATTCATTCACTATGGCTGCATTATCTAAACAAGGTCTGATTGAAACGGTCCGTGATGCTGACGGCGTATTGCTCTATAAAACTTTTATGGACCGCCGTGTCATTGTTGATGATGGCATGCCTGTAGACGGTGATGTATTCACCTCATTCCTGTTTGGCCAGGGAGCAATCGGCTTCCAGGATATCGGTGCACCGGTTGGCGTAGAAACAGACCGTGACAGCTTGGCCGGTACTGACATTCTGATTAACCGCCGTCACTTTGTATTACATCCACGTGGCATTAAATGGGCAGGTGCTACCGGTATTGCACCGAATAATGCTGGTCTTGCCCAAGGCACAAACTGGGAGCGTGTATACGATCCTAAACAGATCCGGATCGTGGCATTCAAGCACAAGATCAAATAACGAAAAGGCGGGATATCCTGCTTTTATTGTTTTTGCCTTTCGGTAATTACGGAAAGGCAGCCCAAAATCATATTTGGAGATCCTTATGGGACTTTCATCATTTAACCGAGCACGGGAACGACAAATGACACAACAAAAAGTGAATGAACTTGAAGAGCAGCTGGCATGCGTAAAAGGTGAGTTTATTGCATTCAAAAATGATCCTGATGCAATGAAAGCGCGTATTGCTGAGCTGGAAGCCGGTGCAGGTAATCAGAATCAAACGGGTGCAGGTGATAACCAGGAACAGAATAAACCTGTTGATTATTCATCTCTGAAGGTAGATGAAATCAAAGCAGTATTAGCCGAAAAAGGCATTTCATTTGACGGCGTTACCCGTAAAGATGATTTGCTTGCACTTATCCCTCAAGAACCTAAGGAATAATCCATGAGCTTTATCACTGAACAAGAAGCGATTGAACATGTACAAGGCTTTGATGCTTTATCTGCCAGTGATAAGGCTGATTATTTGCAAAAGGCAGAAGCCTATCTGATTGCCCGAAACGTGAAACCGTATGGAGATGTGACACAAGTTCCTAAGGCACTAAAAACAGCCTCATACGAGATCATTAAGGGCATCCTGAAGGGTGAACTCTACCAAGGGCAGGAACAGGTCTTAAAACGTAAAAAGATTAAGGCTGATTCGGTTGAATCGGAAAAGGAATACCAGGATGGGTCCATAAAGCTGAATGCTACTGAACAATACATTCAGGATCTGATTAAGCCATTCACCAAGCGCTCTTCAGTATTCTTTATCCGGAGGATCTAATGGGCTTACGTGCTGAACTGCAGGCAGATATTGCACAGGCATTCAATGAAGATCTGGCAGATGCCGTTCAATCTTTTTCGTGTGAGCGCATCATCAAAACTGATTGGGATCCTTTGACTGAAACGCATAAGACGATTAAAGAGAATTATTCTGGCCGTGGTGTTCTGTTTGGTTCATACAATCAATACGAGATCCAGACGCTTGGTGTCTTGGCCACCGATAAAAAGGCGGTTGTTCTGCAGAATGAAGTAACCATGGTACCGAAAATTGATGATGAGTGGTTTACACCCCTTGGCAATTTTCGAGTCATGCATATTCAACAAGATCCAGCTGAAACAATCTGGAAATGTCAGTTGAGGAAGGTGTAGTGAGCTGGACCGTATATAAATTTCACGACAGTGTGCAGGTGGTACCTGATGATGATCTAAAACCACACACATTTTTTCATTGCGAATGCCATCCCGATTATAAGGATGGCATTTTTATTCATTACTCATTTGATGGACGCGAACTCACTGAAACGTCATTACCAAGTTAACAGGAGATCCCATGGTAGATACAAACTATGTGCCAGAATGGTATATGTCACCATTTCAGCATATTCAATATACGCTGGCCCGCAATCAGATTCACATGGATCTGTTATTCGATGACATGCAGGAGGCGGATCAATTCCTTGCTATCGAAGGAGCCGCTGCTCAAGTTGATTATTACCAGGAAGGGACTTATGCAGTCGTTCAACTTGGTGATACTTCGGGGCGAGATCTAATCGAAGTATATGGGCTGCTTTTGCATGAAGCGGTGCATGTCTGGCAGCGAGTTAAAACACTTATGGGTGAGCGTGAACCGAGCACTGAGTTTGAAGCTTATTCAATTCAAGCGATCGCTCAGGACCTCTTCGAGATGTACCAGGCAAGTGAGGTGAAGGATGGGGTGGAAGGGTAAAAAGCCAACTGAATTCGCCGTGCAGATCGTCAGCGATTCAGAACAAAATGTAAAAAATATTGTGATGGATACAGTTCAGTCCTTGGTTGTTTCCAGTCCAGTTGACACTGGTGCTTATCGTGCTTCTCACATTGTCTCTATCGGATCTGCTGATATGGGTATACGTGAACCTGAGGTAAATGCTAATCAGGATGCTGCAATTCAGGCAGTTAAAATCAAACTGGGAAATCTGGTCTATATCCAGAACAATCTTCCATATGCAGAACGTCTGGAAAATGGCTGGTCTGATCAGGCACCTCAGGGCATCTATAGCACGACGTTTAACTTTATTTCCCAAAAGTATGGTGGTTAATATGGCAATGACATTAGAGCAGGCAAGACAAGCTATTATTGCACGCATGCAGAGCTTCACTGGCATCGATCAAGCACGAATCCAGTATCCAAATGCACCAGAATTTAAAGTGCCTAAAAATGGCCTTTGGTGTCGTTTAACGATTGCTGGTGGATCAAGCTTTATTTCGGGTATAGCTGATAAGCCTTACACACGGCGAACCGGCAATATCATGATTCAATGCTTTGATCGACTTCATACTGGAGAGAAAGCGATTACCGAGCTCAGTGATGCATTACTTGCTCATTTCGAGTATTTCAATATTGAGCATCTGGAATGTCTGCAAGGGCAAGCCATCAATGCAGGCAAGGATAGCGATTTTATCCAATATAATGTTGTGATTGGATATAAGGTTAATTAACTCAATTAGTTAATTAAAAAAATTAAATGAATTTTAAAAACCATTATTAATGTATAATTCTTGTTCATGGAATTATAAATTATAACAAAAGGTTAAAATGAAGAATTCAACATTAGGTTGGGGAGCTGCAGGGATTTTTGCTTTAGCAATTTTCGGTTCTGGAAACGATGATCATTCCGGTAATAACTCCAGCAATGAAAGTTCAACAAATACTGCAGAAGAGATTTTAGAGTCTAAATATATAAATACCAATTCTCTAAATATTAGGGATAAGCCTAAAGGTGGAGTAGTTGGAAAATTAGTGCGAGGTGAAAAAGTTGATATTTATGAAAGGAAAGGTAATTGGGTCCGTATCTCATTAACTTCGAACTCACCTCAATGGATTTCTGAAAAGCTCTTATGTGGTACGGAAGAGTGTTATAAGCAAAAGGCTAATGTTTCAAAATCTTCCAATTATCAAACTTTAGGTTCGCAAAGCAACTACTCAAATAGAAGCTCCGAAAAAACGTATTACGATGATAATGATTGTTCTTGTGCTGTAGTGGATTATTGCGTAGGGCCAAGAGGCGGACATTATTGTATTACGAGTGGCGGTAATAAAAGATATAAGCCAAGATAAAACTACATAGACTATTTAATTATACGACCTCCAAACCGGAGGTTTTTTCATTTTAACCACTACCACCTCATCGGTGGTTTTTTTATGTCTATAGGAATCACTTATGAGCAATTTTGTTTTTAAGCGCGGTGACACCTTTAACCTGAATTTGCAGCTTGTCGATATGGATGAGACTCTGCAATTCCCGCCTGACGATGTTCGCCGTGCAATTAACCTGACCGGTTATACATTTACTTCACAAGTAAAAGCGCTGGATACCGGTGCAGCCGTGGCAACTTTAACCTGTGCTGCATTAAACCAGACCACGCAGAAAGGCTGGTTGAATGTGAAGTCTGGTGCCAGTACTGCAGCATGGCCACTGGGACTGGTCCAGATGGATCTTAAAGCCGTGGTCGGTGGTGTAACTCAACATTCTGAGACTTTGACGTTTCAGGTCATTGATGGAGTGACAGCATAATGGCCAATCTTGTTTTTAAATTTAACTGGGAGCATCGACCATATCCCTATAATGCCGCACCTGGTAAGTTACAGTTTATGTTGCCTTTTGCCTCAGGTATTCCAAATTTGACACCGGATATTTCCCAAGTCCAAGGTGCGGGAGCAGCAGCAAAAGCAAATATTGGAGCTGATGGTTATAATATTCCTGTTGCCAGAGATACTTTTAAAGCAGCTTACTCCAATGGCGTAGATATTTACTGGTCTGGGAACGGAGCAAATCCACCACCACCCCCATTTGCTGATCTTAACGAGGCACCCACGGGTACCAGATTATTGCTTGCCCGATCAGATGGAGAAATGGCGAACAGACCTATAGGTTTAAAATCCCGTTTGTTTTATGTAGAGACAAAGGGCACATATACAACCAATGCAGGCAAGTTACAACTAGCTTATTCCTATGGATTGGAATCTGATTTTGCATTACGAACAGCTGGTTCAGATGGTAATTACACACCTTGGCGATATGCTGTGACATCACTCTCACCAACCAGTTTAGGTTCGGCGGCATCATATAACGTCGGGGTGAATTCGGGTGATCTAATGGCTGTTGGAGCTTTTGGTTTAGGTACTAATACTCCAGATTATGGTCGGGTGCCTCTCAACATTGCTGAATACAATAATGGCCAGGTAATTCGATGTACTGGTGGAGACTCTACGGGACATGGCGAAGGAGTAGGTGATGCAATTGGTTTACCTGCAGGGACATTTGCCGCTCAGTACTTTACTGTGGGAGTGGCAAATGCACATACCATGATGTACCCGATGAATGTACGCCATAGTTTATATCATGGGACTATGACGGTTAACTCTGGATCAATGAAGGTTAAGCGTTATTTTAAAATTCTGGATGAGAGTAATACGCAAACAGATTCAAATGGTTTTATTAAAGCCGCTTCTCCAGTAGTTAATCTTTATGCTGATCGAATCGAACCAAATGGTGAGGCTGAGGAACAAGAAATTAAGTTCTTCCGGAATGACGTAGGATGTTATCTTTTACAAGGTTCTACAGGCTTTGCAGAACAAGGTTGGTACATCGAGATGCCAAAAGATGCCAAAGGAAATATTCTTGTCAGTGTCGAATATCAGACTTTAGAAAATGGTGATATTTCCATTAAGACCTATAAGAAAAAATTCGACTTTGAATCTGCATCTATTGTTTCTGATCTTGATAATCCGATGGATATTCCAGAAAGCCGGTTTATTAGCATTCGACTTAATAGTTTGCCTGAGCCTGAACTGGAACCGGATGAGCCATTTCCTGAAACACCAGTTGAGTTCCAGCCAACCAATCTGGCTAAGGCAGTGGCTGATGCCATGACTGGAATGGAACCTCCCGAAATCAATGAAGAACAGACAAACGAATCACTTTAATAGCCCGCTTAAAAAGCGGGTTTTTTAATGCCTAAAATTTGGAGAACGATAAATGAGTTCAGGCGCAAAAATCCGATTATATGCTTGCGAAGAGGCAGTACTCGGTACAACTCCAGCAAATCCGGTCTGGTACACCGTTCGCCGTGTAACCGATGGATTATCAGAAAACGTATCTACCGAACAAAGCAATGAGGTGGTGGATTCACGTTTCCGTCAGGGTGCTTCGGTGACTGAAGCTGAGGTGACTGGCCAACTGGAATTTGAATTATCACTTGGTACCTTTGATTTATTCCTGAGTGTGCTGGCCTTCAATAACTGGGCCGCAAATTCGTTAAGCTTTGGTGGAGGTATCCGTAAATCGCTGACCTTGGTTAAAGTCTATGAAGATGTTGGCCAGGTGTTTATCTACCGTGGTGTGCAGGTCAATACCGGTGAAATCACGATTCAGACCACAGGAAAGATTACAGGTAACTTTGGTCTGGTCGGGAGTTCATTCACTCGTCAGCAAGTGAGTCCAGTTACTAATCCGGTACCAGCTTCAAGTCGTCCGGTTGTCAGCATGCCAAATGTTGAAAAGTTACTGATTAATGGTCAGTCGATTCAGGGTAAAGCTTGTCTGCAGTCACTCACCATTAACTTTAATAACAATCTGGAGGCGATCCGTTGTATTGGATCGGGCAAATACACACCAGAGTTCTATTTAGAGAAGATGATGGATATCGGTGTTAACGGTAATTTCATGTTCTCGGCGACATCAGCTGCCTGGATCGATGCTATTAAAACCCGTGATGTGTTTACCTTAGGATTCGATATCACGGACAACAAAGGCAGTAAGTACTCACTTAATTTCCCGCAATTGGAAGTGATGGAAGCTAATCATCCTGACGGCGGTGGTGATGACATCATCACGGTAGACATCAACTTTGCCCAGGTGCGTACCAGCCCAACTATTGTGCGTGCACTGGTGTAGTAAGCGGGTATAACGCAATTATTCATTAATTCATAACCAAAGCCTATGGCATGCCATGGGCTTTTTTATTGCTTAAATTTTAGAGGTCGTTATGGCGTTAAAAGTCGGTATTGTGCAAAGTTCAGAGGTATCTAAATGGTGCCAGTTCAAGAATGATAAAGGTGAGGTTCAGGCCGAATTCAAGATCCGTGGCATTGCCTATAAACCGTTTCAGGTAGCGATCGAACGGGCCGGTAATCAGATTACATCCAAAGGCTATGACGTGATGGCCACGGATCCTGCTGACAAGCTTTATCATGAGCTGCTTATGGATGCCTGTGCCGCGCATCTGATTGAAGACTGGAAGGGCGTGGTGTTTGCCGAGGTCATCAATGGCCAGACAGTAGAGACTGACATGCCATACACAGCCGAGAATGCTTCCAAGCTATTCAACCTTGGTGATATCGGTGTGGCTATCTGGTTGTTCATTAAAACTGAAGCCCAAAAGATTCAGGAAAATGCTGATAAGGACAAGGCCGTTATCCTGGGAAAGTCATTGAGCTCTACAAATACCAAAAAACGTACGCATCGAAATCGCCGCATGAAATCGAACAAATCAAGTTCTTAGGTGGGAATATTCCTGAGCCACCAGAATCATCCTATGCTGCTGAATCGATACTCTTAGCCTTCAGTACGATTTGCAGATCCAGACGATATGAGCAGGGGATGCCACTCCCAATAGACCAGCAGGCCATTAACGTTTATGCCGAGCATAATGATCTGCCTGTTGGTGTACATATCTTTAATGACTGCATCTTTGCGCTGGATGATCTGTTTCTGGAAGAAACCTATAAAAAGGTGAAGACGAAAAGTGACAGTGGTCGGGCTAAATGATGCTTTTATCGTGATTTAAATCACTATTTTCTTAAAAATATGTGATAATTCACATAAGTTTTCAAGGGGTTGAAAAATATGGATATTGTTAAATTCTTAAAAAGTTTTAATACAGTTGGGTTCTATCTCACTCTAGCCTGCATTTTACTGGGGGCTATTATTTTGTATTTCTATTTTATCAATCCTCTTTAGATTGCACGCCACCTTCGGGTGGCTTTTTAGTACTTTTATTTCACTATCAGAAAAGTTTAGCTACATTCCTATCATCATTGAAACAATTGAATTACAACGGAATTAACAAGAGTTACAGTTGATTTGGTATAAAAATTAGAAATAAAAAGGATTGAAAATCATGCTAATCAAAATTGATTCCGAAAACTATATTAATCCGGCACGTATTGTTGCTGTTTCAACGTTTACATCACCTGATGGAATGGTAAAAATTACGATTGATACGGTTCCTTCAGCAAGTGGGCATGGTTCTTACCAGGTCATCACAATTAATGATGAAGAGGCTGCTCGTTTTATAAAGCAGTTATCGGGAGACTAAGAAATTCTGTTCAAAATTATTTGAGATAAATGAATCCGCCTTGCGCGGGTTTTTTATAACCAATTTATGACCGCCTTTAAGGCGGTTTTTTATTGCCTAAAGGAAAGTAACCATGACGCAAGAATCCCGCTTAGTCATCGTAATTGATTCACAAAATGCTGAACGCAATGCCAAAGCCTTGGCTGATGAAATGTCTAGAATTACTGAGCGTGGCGATTCAGCATCACAATCTACAAAAGATATGGGCAAACAGTTTTCTGTGACCAATAACATTGTCCAAAACTTTAATACCACGGTAAACAATGCCAACTCATCCGTACAAAAAACGGTTGAAGTCACCAAGCAGGCAACTCAGCAGAACCAAAAGTTTTCACAGGAAATTAAAAATACATCGCAGGAACTGGATAAACAGGAAAAGTCGATTCATTCCTATGGGGCATCGATTAAAGCCTTGGCCGGTTTTATGGTAGGTCTGGTAACTGTAAATGAAGCAATTGCCAGAGCTGATGGTGCAACTCAGATGGCCGCACGTATTCGCAATGCAACAGATAGTGCTGCTGAGTTTGATCTTGTTCAGGAGCGTCTATATGCGTCTACAAAAAGCACTTACCGTGCCTTAGGTGAAGCGCAGGAGGTCTATTTAGGCTTGGCAGGTGGGATGAAAGCTTTAGGTTATGCCACCAATGATACCCTAGACGTTTCTGACTCACTTTCCTTTTCATTTACGGCAAATGCAGCACGTGCTGACCAGGCACAATCTGCAATCGATGCATTTTCCAAATCTATGGCCAAAGGCAAAATTGATGCTGATGCCTGGATCTCGATTGTTACCGCTGCCGATAACATTATTGCAGATATGGCTAAAACCACAGGCAAGACAGAGGTACAAATTCGAGAGCTGGGCGCGACTGGTAAAATCTCTTTAGAAGATCTGATCAAGACACTTAAAGCTACTAGGGATCAGAATCAAGACCTGGCTGATTCAATGGATAATAGTTGGAAGGATGGTGTTACCACTTTATCCAATGCGGTTACGAAGAAGCTTGGTGAAATCAATAAGGTTACTGGAGCAACCAATACTGCAGCTGCAAGCTTGGGCTTATTAGCTGATAATATTGATATTGTGATGAGTGCAGCAGCGGCAGGTGGTCTTGCTTATTTAACCAAGACAATTATTGCTAAAACTGTTGCCACCGATACTGGGATTATCTCTACGATCCGCAGTCGTCAGGCATCTGTTGCAAATGCTCAGGCAGAGATTGCAGAAGCAACTGCTACGCTTAACGCGGCAAGAACGCATCTTGCAAATGTTCAGGCGACCAATGCTGAAGCACAGGCTAAATACGGCGCTACGGCAGCGGCAGCACGTTATGCACAAGCTCAAGCAGCCGTCACGGCTGCTACGAATGCTCAAACAGCAGCACAAGGACGCCTCACTGCTGTATCGATCAATGCTGGGAGATTGGCAAGTGGTGCATTTGCCTTAATTGGTGGGCCAATAGGTGCAATTACTTTAGGCGTTGCGGGTTTGACTGCTGCTTACTCGTATTTCAATGGTAAAGCAGAGGAAGCGACGGCAAGGTTAAAAGAGCAAGCTGAGACGGCAAAGTTAACTAAAGATGAAATCAAGGCGCTGAGTGAGGAGCAACGTAAAGAGAAGCTTGCTGATCTCGCTGCAACACTGGATGATCAAAACAAGAAGCTGAAGCAACAAGAGCAGGCGGTCGCATCAGCTTTAATTGCCATTCAAAACTATGCAGTTGGTAATGTAAAAGTTACCGATATTTCAAATAAGGCCCGTCTTGGTACCATTTCATATACTGAAGCGATAGAGCAACTGAAGGATCAGAAAATCCCTTCTGATCTCAGGGATGCATTGCTTAAACAAGTAAGCGCCTATGATGTGGCCGCTGAAACTGCCAACAAGACAAAAAAAACCTATAGTTTGTTTGGGATTGAGGTAGCTCTGGCAGGTAATAAAGCTGAAAATGCGATCGTTGGTCTTGATAAAAATACCAAGTCATTAACTGAAAATGAAAAGGCTGCTTTGGCTGCAAAAGATGCTCAAAAGAAATATGCCGATTCATTATTTGATCGTGATTTTGATGCCCAACTATCACAAAGATTACTTGCCAAGAATTACACTCCAGCTCAAGTAAAGGGATTGTTAGATTTGGCAAACTGGGCACGAAAAAATGGAGTACAGATTACCACTGAGATGTATCAGGCAGCGTTGAGAGTTCAGGCCATTGAGGAGAAAAATAACCAGGTTATAGAGGCCAAAAATAAGGCATTAAAGGAAACGACAGATGAGTTGTCTAAACAACAGAAAATTCTCTCTGTAAATGCCAAGGTTCAGGCCAATGCAGCAAAGTTTGGTTTTTCTAATATTGAGTCTAAATATAGACTGCCTGCAGGAACACTATCTGCAATTCACATGATTGAATCCAGAGGGAATGCAAAAGCCTATAACAAAGATACTGGTGCAACAGGTGGTTTCCAGTTCTTATCCGGTACAGCCAAGCAATACGGCGTTAAAGATCGAACCGATCTGGCTCAGTCTGCTGAGGGTGCAGGTAAGTACATGTCCTATCTTCTCAAACTGTTTAAAGGTGATCTGGAGAAGGCTGTACGTGCTTACCATGCCGGTGAGGGCAATGTTCAGAAGGGTAAAGGTATTGGTAAATATAACAACCAATACTGGAAAGACTTTCAGGGCTACATGGCAGGCATCAATGGATATTCTGCTGGTGATATTTCATCAAAAGATTTTTCAAAGATGCTTCAAGATGACGCCAAAATGGCTGAAGAGCAGGCACGTTTACGGATTCAACTTGAAAATGAAGTTGCTGATCAGCAAACCAAGATACGCAATGATCTGGCTCAAAAATTAGAGGATGTTGATAAAGCCAACTTTAGTCCTGAACGTAAAGCGGAGATTGTTGCCGATCTGAAAGCCCGTGCAGACAATGATATTGCGATCGCTCAACAAGCTTTACGTACTAAGCTGGATGATTACAAGGATTTCCAAAAAACTGAAGCTCAACTGCTTGAAGAAAGCTTTGCCCGTAAAAAGTTCAATGCAGCACATGATATTGAGTTAAGCAAGGCTGAACAAAAACAGGCTGTTGAGTTATTGGAGCAACAATATCAGCAAGAGCTGGGTTTGATGCAACTGGCGCAAGAACAGCGATTGTTCCAGGCTAAATTAGCCTTGTTGTCTGAAACCGAAGCGATGCAGGAACGGTATCGATTAGAACGGGAGGAAATTCTAAAAAATACCAAGCTGAGTATTGAGGAGCGCCAAAAACTGATTACGTTCTCCAAAGCCAATCAGGAAAAGGAGATGCATGACAAGATTACTGGTGCTGTTCAGAACTGGGGAAGTATTCAGGCTGATATGAATGGTACCAGCGATTTTTATCGCCAAGATCAAGACCGGTTTAGCCGTCTTGGTGCAGCTCAGGATCTGTTTGATAGCAAGTCCGCAGCAGTTGACTACAACGAGCAGAGTGGTATTGAGGATATCAATTCCAAACTCCAGGCCGGTCTTTTAACACAGCAAGATTTTGAGGATCAGAAAACCGCAATCATGCAAGCCGCTCTTGAGCAACGCAATCTCATCTATGATGAATATGCTCAAAATGCTCAGGAGATTGAAGATAAGTACCAACAAGATAGATTGAATGCTCAAATTGCTCTCGGTGGGCAAATGATTGGTTCAGTAACATCGATGTTCGGCTCTATGTTTGGCGAGCAATCCAAGGCCTACAAGATCATGTTTGCTGCAGATAAAGCCTATGCAATTGCAGCAGCCGGTATTGCGATTCAACAGAATATTGCTCAGGCTACCAAGGTTGGTTTTCCTCAAAACTTGCCATTAATTGCAGGGGCAATTGCTCAAGGTGCAAACATTATCAGCAATATTCGTGCAATCAAGGACCAAGGCTTTGCTGAGGGTGGTTATACGGGTAAAGGTGGTAAATACGAGGTAGCCGGATCTGTTCACAAAGGCGAGATCGTATGGTCGCAGGATGATATTAAACGCTGGGGTGGAGTCAATTTAGTTGAGAGTATGCGTAAGAGTGCGAATCCTGAAGCATTCCTCAAAAACAACTCGGCAGAAAATATTATGCGCCGTGCACTGATGAGCTCAAATGCCTTTATCGAAAGCCAGAAGAAATCAAACATCTTCAATCAATCCGGAGATGGCCAGATTATCTATAAGGCGAATCAGACTGTAGATACTCCAAAAGTCTCTACCGGTTCTGATCTGTATCATGATGGCAAAGTGTATTTCTCACCGAAAGGCTTGGTTCAGGATCGCTCAAATCTTGAGGATGTTCATGATTTCACTCTAGGCAGATCTGCATGGCCACAGGCTGAGGCTTTGGCTTCAGTTCAACCAACTGCACCTACGATCAACTTTAAGATTGAAGTGGTGAACCAGGTGAAAGGGGCAACGGTCGAGGCAGAGCAACTCGATGAAAACACGGTCCGGTTGATTGTAAAAGATGAATTGAAAAAGGAGCTTCCGCGCGAGGTGCCAAAGATCGTCAGTGATCAGATTAAGGAACCTAGCTCGCCAATCAGTCGGGCTATTTCAACCAACACAACAGCACGGCGTAATCGTTAATCAGCAAAAGCCACCTTTCGGGGTGGTTTTCTTTTCCTTCAGGTAAAACATGATTAAATTAAACGACATTTATTGTCGTCTAAATTATATTCGGTATTAAGTTGTACTGATTATTTGTTAATCTTTAGGTTTAAACATATTAAAAAGAGGGGTTTATGTTTGATTGGTTTGAGGGGCGATTAGGACGGGTTACTTATGCATTTAGCGAGTTCCCAATCCTTAAATGGCGTTCTATATTCTTTGTTTTTTTGATAGTAATGGCAGCAATACTATATCGACCACTTGTAGTTCTTCTTTATAAGTTCAACATTATGGGAATGTATGTCTTTCAAGAGATCATCCAGCAAAATGTAAAGTTAATTATTTGGGGGCAAGGCATTGTTCCTTTAGTAATTGCCATATGGGGATATTTTGATGTTGTTTCTCTGTATGAGGAAAAGCATTTAAAGAAATATAAATGTTTGCCGAAATGGGTAAATTAACCTTATGGGAGCCTATATGAGTAAATTAGCCTTACTAGAAGAAGAAATTAAAAATCTGAATTCTGGAGAAGAATTGTGGATAGGCAGTGAATTTGACTTAAATGAAATGCAGAGTGTAATTCATCTAATTAAAGTTCTTCAGAACAAGGGAGAAGTTAGAATTGTTGATGAACATTCTGAGTCCACTACTGGAGATCATTTAATTGATATGGTCAGAATAAAAAAACTTTAATTTAAAGCGCCGTCAGGCGCTTTTTTATTGCCTGAAGGAAAGTTATGTACAAGTTAAAACTTAATCCTCAAACGAGCGGCTATGGCGTGACACCAGGTGATGATGTGAAACGCCAGCAGTTTGATGGTGGACGTGGCCGCTACTACATCGATGTAAAGCGTAACAGCCACATAGTCGATGTGAACTGGAGTTTAAGCAAATCAGACTTCAATAAGATGATGGCTTTCTGGCGTATTTACCAAAATCAGCCAGCATCATTCTATGTGGATCTGGTGATCGATCAGGGTACACGTCAGCAATACCTGTGCAACTTCATGCCAGGTACTTTCAAAACCAATGAGGTCAACGGCAACCTGTACCGGGTCAATGCCCAACTGGAGGTTGTGCAGAATCAGAAAGACTTGGCAGCAGATCAGGCCTTAATTAAAGATTGGGTGGTGTGATGGATCAGGAATATGCAAAGTTCTTTCTCAACCGTACGGTCGACATTTATCAGCTGGAGTGTATCGAGCTGACACATCCCTCATTCATCAATACCTATCGGGTGGTCCGCAATGATGATCAGGGTGTTTATGTCCGGCACAAGGAGAATGACAGCCAACTGTTCTATGAATACCTGCCTGCCGAGATCCAGCGCTCAGGCATGCTGGGTGATCTGGACCAGTCCTTAACGATTTCAATATCAGGCTTGGGTGATGTGCTGCCGGATGAGTTTGAGCGGGTGATGGAGGGGCAATATCCAGATATTAAGCCAACAGTAAATTACCGGCTTTATAGCTCGGACAATCTCAATACACCGATGTACTACCTGCTTGGCCTACAACTTTCAGGCGTGGCCATGGACCACAAGGCAGTAACATTTAAAGCTGAGTCACCGCGATTGAATACCGCCAAGACGGGCGACATCTTTTCGCTTGATCGCTTCACCGGTCTCAAGGGGGCGTTATGAAAGGTCATGACCATTTACTCGATCGGCAATACGATCAAGAGCGTTATAACTGTGTTCACTTTGCCCATGAAGCTGCAATGGATCTCTACGGGATTGACCGTGGGGAAGCACTGGAATTGTTTATGCAGCCTAAGGGTGAAATCACTTTTTTGCCTTCACGTTTGAAATTGCTTAATCCGCTGCCCATGCCCAAGGAGGGATGCATCGTCGCCTTCCACCCCAGACTGAGAAACAAGCCCCCGCATGTGGGGCTTTTTCGTGGGGGGAAGGTTTTGCACCTGATGGAAAGTGGAGTTTCTTATTTATCTGAACAAGTCGTAATGGCAATGGGGTTTAAACGGGTCAGTTACTATGATTAAGATTATTTATAAACAGGATCCTTTATCTGAAAAGAAAGTGATTGAGCATGCGTCCACAATTGGCCAATGGCTCACCGCAAAGTATGAGCATATGCCTGAGCATCTGCGAATTTTCCACAATCCAAGTGATATGGAGCATGCTGAAATTTCAGTGGCCAACGAAGTTACACCAAGAAATGTTCATGATCTGAAACAGCTCAATTTTCTTCCGGGCACATTCATTGTGATTGAGAATCCGAAGGGGATTCCCGCATTGATTGCTGCAGTGGTGTCGTTAGTGGTTGGCCTTGCTGTTGCATTACTGATGCCAACGCCGTCGATCGCACAGACTAACCAGAATAACAACCAGTCCTCATCGGCCAATAACGAACTTTCAAGCCGTGAGAACAAGATGCGGGTAAATGGCCGTATTGTGGATCTATACGGCGCAGCAAACGATACGCCTGACCTGATCGCTGTGCCTTACAAAGTGTACGAGAACAATGTCGAAGTTGAGCATATTGTCGGATGTATTGGCCGTGGCCACTATCAAATCAATGGTGCCTTTGACGGTGAAACCAATATTGTTGATATTGCCGGCGCATCGATCGAGGTGTATAGCCCAGATGTCGATATTCTAACTGGCAATCCGTATTTCTTTTTAGGCAGTGAAATTACAACACCGCCGTTGTCGGTACAGCAGCAAAACTCGGTCAATGGCCAGATCCTGCGCTCAGCTGATACCCAAGTACTGGAAGGTACCAATCATCTTAGATTTGGTTATCCGAATGAGATTTTAAGATCTGCCTCAAATTTCACTGATCTAACCACCAAGTTTGTCAGTAATGATCGGGTAGAAATCACCAATAGCGGTTTCTGGTTCAATAACCAGTTCTATCATCTGGACGGCGTTTACAGTGTGTTGTCGGTCGCGGATGACCGGATGACCTTATCCAATCCGGCAGCCGTCAATCCGGGTTGGTGGATCCTGAAGGAACTCGCAACCCAGAAAACTGCAGAACTATCACCAAGACTTGCTTCGATAGGCGAGAAATGGATTGGTCCTTTTGTCCTGGATAATGTTGAGCGGAACCGGGTGCTGTGTAATTTTGTCGCTTCAAATGGATTGTATGCAGTCTATAACGGCAATGTTCAGGGCGCATTAAATATTGAGCTTGAAGTTGAAGTGACGCCAGTCAATTTGAATGGTGAACCACTGGGTAACCCGATGTACCAGCGGATCACAATGAAAGGATCTGCAAAGTCACGTCAGACTGTCGGTGTCACGCTGGATATGACCACGTTTCAAGGCCGTTGCAGTGTCCGTGCACGTCGGGTAACTGGCGCAATCAATGCACCGAGTGTGGTGGATGAGGTGAAGTGGCAAGCACTCTACGGAGCGTTTCCTTTGCAAAGCACGCGGTACCACAGTGAAACTGTTTTTCGTGCCAGAACCTATGCCACCACCGGCGCTCTATCGGTCAAGACACGTAAGATCAACTTTGATCTGCAACGGATGTTACCTTTTTACCAGAATGGCGAAATGACCAAAGAAGTCTTTCCAACTTCAAGCTTTGCAGATGCCCTGGTATCGATGGCACTGGATGACAAGATTGGTCGCCGTACAGTTGACGAGCTGGATCTGGAAAATATCTATCGGACTTACTTTGAGATCGTGGATTACTTCGGTACACCGCTGGCTGCCGAGTTCTGTGCAACCATTGACGATACCAACCTGTCCTTTGAAGAACTGGTCACCAACGTTTGTGACGCAGTAGGTTGTACGGCATATCGCCAAAACAATAAGCTCAAGCTGTATTTTGAACGGCCTACGGATAACTCGGTGCTGTTGTTTAACTTCAGGAATATTTATCCGGAAACCTATCAAAGGGATTTAAGCTTTGGTGTGATGGATGACTATGACGGCCTGATCTATGAATATACGGATCCTGCCGACGATAGCCGCATCAATATCTACTTGCCGGACAAGAGTGCCAAGAATCCTAAAGTGGTGAAATCGGTCGGTGTACGTAACAAGTGGCAAGCACACTTTAATGCGTACCGGCTCTGGAACAAGATGCGCTTCCAGCGTCGATCCATCACTTTTGATGCGGCATCTGAGTCAGAGTTGCTGGTACTGCGTGACCGGATTGCAGTGGCGGACTATCGCAATCGTATTCACCGCAGCGGTGATGTGCTGCAACAGGAAGGCCTGATCCTAACCTTAAGTCATGATGTGGAGTTTATCGCAGGCAAAAGCTATGTGATTTATCTGCAGATGAGTGATGGTAGCGTGGATCTGATTCCGGTGACTGCAGGTTCGTCTTCAAACAAAGTCGTGTTAGGACGCTTGCCGAATAGTCCGCTTAAGTTAGATCCAGAGGATTACATCAACACGACGTATATCGTGGTGAGCGATGATACAAAAGGCTCGTTGCCTTATCTGGTGGCAAAAAAGGAACCTGTAGGCAAGACGAGCAATAAAATCACCGCCATCAACTACGATGATCGGTATTACATGAATGACAAGGACTATACCGATACCCCGATTGACGATAGCCCGATCTATATCCGTTATGACCAGCTTGATATCAATCTGGCTCGGTTGTACCAGATGCAGCGCGGAGAATTACCAGCGACTGGAGTCATTAACTTTGTTGTAGAGCCTGGTGTGCTGGTGTGCAGCTCAAGTGCTTATCGTCCATTAACTGAGCTCATTTACAGACACTGGATGGATCAACCATCAGTTAAATATGTTGTGAATGGATTACCCGAGATCCCGGCTATTGATACTGGAGAATTTCCTCCTGACCTTGTGGTGAACCTGACCATTAAAGGCGCGGCCGTGGGGCGTGGTGGCGAAGGTGGTATCGCTCATGCGGCTTACTATGGCCAAAGTGAATATGAGACTGCTTTTACCAAAACGCGGCGTGATGGTGGTATCGGTGCACCAGGCTTACTGGTTCGTCACGCTAAAGTGAACCTGATCATCGATGGCGGTATTATTGCTCGGGGTGGCTCAGGCGGAGGCGCGACACCAAACGGTATAAGTACCAAGTATAACTATGCCATGCAGGGTACATGTGGTGGTGGCGGTGCACCGTTTGGTATGGCGCTGAGCTTTGTTCCGACGTCCAGTGAAGTACCTCGATTCAGGGGGTATTTTAATAATAACTACCAGACCGATAAGGTATCCGATGCCCAAAGAGATATTCCGGGTCAAGGTTACCAAAGGAATAATAGCAGTGAAGTTTCGCCGCTATCTGGAAACGGTGGTGGCTGGGGCCAACGTGGTACCAAATCATTAAATCAGGGCGAATGGAACTGGAGATATCACGGAACAATTGAAGGTGAGCCAGGACCAGGTGGACCAGCCATTATTGGTGCACCGTTACTGACCTTACAGATAATCAATGGAGGGCAAATTTTACAAACGCTTTAACAGTCTTAAATCTTTTATAAGCACCCAAACGGGTGCTTTTTTTATTGTCTATTGGAGACAGGAAATGCAAGAACAGGCAGCAAGCGCGGTTGAAGCTGCTACAAACACAATCGCAGCAACAGCATCTAAGGTTTCATATACATCAGCGGGGTTATCAGTGGCAGCGTATGCAGCAAGTATTGACTGGGCGGTATGGGCCTCAGTCTTTATCGGTGTAATTACTTTTTTCACGACACTGTATTTTAAACGACGAGATGACAAGCGGGCCCAAGAGATCCATGAATTGCGTAAGAAGCAATATGAGCAGACTAAAGAACGTTTAAAGGGGGATTTTGATGACAAGTGAACAGACTCGGGCTTATCTAGCCTTTGCATTGGTCGGGCTGATGTTTGTCCTGGTGATTGCACTTTTTTTCGTGGATATGCCACGGGAAAATAGCAACCTGATTAATACGGCACTGGGCTTTATTGCCGGTGCAATGACTACAGCCTGTGGTTTCTATTTTGGTAGTTCAGAGCAGGAGAAGAAAAAAGATAGCCCTAATTAATCACATTTTTGATATAAGTATTTCTCATACAAAGAAATGAAAAATCAATTATTTAGTATCAAGTCTTGTTGGAGCAAATGGTATAATAGTTTTCCACAAAGGAGCTATTCATGCCCATCATCACCCTGCAAGACCTTGATTCAGGAGAGATGATTAAAATTAGACAAGTTGTCGATCCTAAAGTTGGATTGGACATAAACTGTCAAGTTAGAATTATCCCAGTCTATAAATGGTTATATCTGGAAAACGGGGACCTACTACCAGATAAGCTGCAAGACAAGTTGAAGAAACCTATAGTTAACCAAGTAATAGATGAGCGCTATCTCATCTATAAGATAGACAATCAACCCTAAACCGCCGCAAGGCGGTTTTTCCATTTTGAATAACTAAAAAGTAAAAGGAAATTTTTGTGACATAAGTTTATGTTGTGTTAATAACTTTACATTTTTAACCAAAGTTTGACGAATGGTTGCGTAAGGTTACATTGTAAATCTGATAATTAAAAAAATAGAAAGTTATGGATGAATGAGATGAGTAATTATTTAGCTTTTGCGGAAAATATTTATGAGCAGTGTTTAACCAAGAATTATTTTAATAAGGATCCACGAAAGTATCTGAATAAGCTTTTAGGCGAGATACAACATGAGCTTAAGGAAACTGAGATCAAATTAACATACAACTATTTTGATGAAGACTTTACTGACAGAAAGTTTTTGCCTATTGGATTCGATTTAATTCCAAACTATAAAAACAAGACAGAATATCTTTTATGGTTAGCAAGCTTCATTGAAAAAAATTCAACAGGAGGGAAGAGATCTATACCTGCGATCAAGAATGATATTCCTTCAGATCAAACTTTTTCTAACACCTTTAGTAAAACAGCCTTGGAAAAAATTTCGGGTGGTCGATCTAAATATTCGAATATTAGAATTTAAAAAGTAAGGTATTCATTAGCATGAATATTCACTAAAGTTAACAGTCAGACAGTTCTGAAATAAAACACAGGACTTCAATTTTTCTACATCCGACCTTTATAGGTCGGTTTTTTTATGTCTAAAGGAAAGTGAAATGAATAGAAAACCATTCTTTGATGAAGCACGTAAATTGGCTGGCGGTAAACTCACACAGGCTCAGGTGGATGACTTAAACAAAGTTGTTAATGGCCTTAGTCCTTCAAAGGGAAAGACGACAAGCCAAGTTGGCATCAATCTGATTACCAGTTTTGAAGATTTGAAACTTGATGCTTATGATGATGGTGTGGGCGTCTGGACGATCGGCTATGGTACCACGGTGTATCCAAATGGCATTAAAGTAAAGCAGGGTAATAAGTGCACATTAGCCCAAGCTAAGGAATATTTTGCGCATGACTTAAACCGCTTTGAGAAAGCGGTGAATCAAAGCGTAAAAGTATCCATCAATCAGAATCAGTTTGATGCGCTTGTCTCGTTAACGTACAACATCGGTGAAACTGCATTTAAAAAATCAACACTTTTGATGTTGCTGAATGCCAATAAATTTACTGAAGCTGCTGACCAGTTTGCCGTCTGGAATAAAGGTGGTGGGCAGGTAATGAAGGGTTTGGTCCGTCGACGTGCTGCAGAGCGGGAGCTTTTCTTAAAAAAGTGATTCACGGGTGTAGGCGCTCAATAACATCATTAATCTTTAGCACCTGCATTCTATTTTTCTTGCCTGGCTGTACTGCTCATACGATCAATAACAATATCCAAGTTGGGATATGTGTAAAAGCCCTCTGAGGAGGGCTTTCTGGCTAATTAAGCTTCAATATATTTTTTTATGACTGTTATTACTTCATTTAAGATTTTTTGAGCTGTATCTTCAGCATTATTTGCAATTTCTTTATAAAATCTATCAAATTCTTTATTAGATACTGTCTGATTAGTGCGGTCTCTAATAGGCTTTAAGAGTGAGCTAACTCTTTTTTTTGCCTCCATACTAATAGCTAATAAGTCAGGGCTTTTAATCATCATAGCTAATGTGGTAACTCTAAATAATATCCAGTCTAATTGAGATTCAACATCCAAAAGACTTTTATTCATAGAAGATTCTAAGTTTTTATAAACTAATAATGCTTTCTTAGTCTTTTCATCATTGTTTTCTGAAGTTAGCATAATTTTTTTTAATTCAAACTGAGCTAACTGATAGTGATTTTCTAATGTAAGTAAGATATAAAATGCTTTTTCGTATAAGACTAAGATTTCTTTAGCTTTATTTGATCTGGTCTCTAAATTGTATTGTTTCTTCCAACTTGAAAATCCAATAATGGCTATAAGTGGAGTAATTACATAGGCAGTTGTAGTGATAATAGAGTTTATTCCACCCATACTAAAATTGCACTGTAGTGACTTGCCTTGGCACACGGTAAAGTATTGAAAAAAACCACAAATAATAAGAACACAAATATATACAAGTAGATAGAAACCTACATATTTTTCAATTTCTTTCATTTCAAACCACTTCCCCAATCACAGGTATTAATTGCGGTCCAGCCAATCTAGCCTTTCCAATTATTTCTAATAGCTCATCATAAGTTAATTCGAATTTATCTTCACTATCAAAAACATACTCGACATTCTTCCCTTTTGATTCAGCAGGCTTTTCTGGCACAAAACGCTTAGGGATAAGGATCTATGCAAGTTGCTCGTTCGATAATTTAAAAATATGCATAGTGGTTATCCTGTTATAATTAATAGTTCATCCCATTTGAAAGGGTTTTTGCTTAATTTATCGCGAGACATGGACCAGTTCCTGTTCGGCACAAAGCACGGGCCTATTCCTATCTTTTTCTTTCCAAACTTCTGGTGAACACATTCCATAGCTTTCATCAGCCTTTCTTTCTTTTCTATCTCATCAAAATCAGTAAGTAGGTCGTAGGTGTGACCGCTCTTCGGTTCTAAACATGTCAGCAGCACGCCACACTTCTTATATTTGATTCCTTCCTTAAAAATGTGATTCAGCATCAATGTGGCAGCTTTTGCTAAATCTGGCGCAAAGTCTGTTGGTTCAGGAAACGTATAACTGACTGACTTATTGTAAAACGGTACATTCGGATCAAATGGATTAGATTGCACAAATGCAATGATGGTCCCGCAAAGTAACCCCTCACTTCTCAACCGGGTGCATGCATCTTGAGCATACATTGAGATGGCTTCTTTTAAGTCTGTAAGCTCTGTTACTCGACTGCCAAATGAGCGGCTGGCCACAATTTGCTTTTTGCTCGGTGGCGTGTGCTCAACCTCAATACATGAGATTCCCTGTAGTTCTGCAACGGTTCGTGCCATCACAATTGAAAATCGCTTTTGCATCTCACGCGGATCTGAGCTTGCCAGGTCAAGTACAGTATTAACGCCCATTGCCTGAAGCTTCTTTGAGATTTTGCGTCCGACACCCCAAACCTCAGAAACATCGATATTCGCAAGATAATCCTCTTTATTGCACAGATCCATATTCACCAGATCGCACACACCCTTAAAGCTTGGATTTTTCTTTGCGATATGATTGGCAATCTTTGCTTCTGTCTTTGATCTACCTATACCGACGCAGACAGGTAGCCCAATCCATTTTAAAATCCTCTGGCGCATGTCTTGGCCATACTCGGTTAAATCATAATTCTGGTAATAAGCGGTCAGGTCTAAAAAGCACTCATCTATTGAATAAATCTCTTGCTCGGCTTCTGTGACATATTGGCCAAGAATCTTGTGAAAACGGCGAGACATTTCAGCATAGAGAGCATAGTTACTGGAAAGCACTTGGACATTGTGCTTTTGAACAATATCTCTGATCTGAAATAGGGGAACACCCATCTTAATACCTAAAGCCTTGGCCTCATTGGATCTAGCCACGGCGCAACCATCGTTGTTGCTCAAGACAATAACCGGCTTATCACGTAAGCTTGGATTAAACATACGTTCGCAGCTGACGTAGCAATTGTTCACATCTACGAGTGCAAATACTTTATTTTCGGATTTCATGACTTTCTTGTATTCTTCAATACAAAAGTAACGACACCCCAGATTTCTAATTGTTGTCCATCGTTTAAATATATATTGCTGTATTCTGGATTTTCAGCTTTTAACCAGATTCCAGTTTCATCGATCATCAATCGTTTGACTGTGAAATCGTTATCAACCAATGCGACAATGATATCTCTATGCTTGGCTTCAAGACTGCGGTCTACAATGAGCTCATCATCAATATCAATACCGGCGTTTATCATTGACAATGATGCTACTTTGACAATGAAAGTAGCGCACTCATTTTGGATCAAGTGCTCATTCATATCTATTTTTTTATCGATGTAGTCTTGTGCTGGCGATGGAAAACCTGCAGACACCTTCTCGATCGCAACAGAAATTTGCATTCGTATTGAGGGCTCAATAAGTGAAATAGATCCTATGTCAGAGAAGTACTCACGCCTAAAATGATTCTTGATTTCGATGATTTGGGATGATGAGCTCAT